CCCTGGCGCAGCTTGAACGGCAGTCAGCGAAAGGAGCTCAGCTCGCAACCCTGGCTCGCAATCGCTACTTGCCACAGCCCGCGTACTCAGTTCGATCTCAATTGCAGTTGCTGGGGCTTTGTGAGGACGCTGATAGGACCTACCGGAATTGGGTTCATCGCCTGCATCAGCAGGTGCAGTTGATCCTCACCGTTCGCAGTGCTACAACCCGGGGACTTGATCGACGTAGTGGCGCGCCTGAAACCAACCTTACCCGAGCCTCAACGAGGAAGCGCGCCCAAGCCTGCTAACTACCGTTCGTCGGGGTACTTTGTCGTTTTGTGGTCGTATTGAGGTTGTATTCATGTCGTTTGCTGACCTACCGAAAATGACCGCTTTTCGGTTTTTCCGGAGAGGGGTAAAAAGTCCCCACGATATGGAATTTGCGCCTTGGCGCTGACCTTGCACGTGCTGTGCAGCTTTACCCGGCCCTCCCTGCGCCGGTCACCCAACCCCGCTTCGGCGGGGTTTTTTATTCCTTTGCCGAGGAGGCAACGCATGTCGACTGAACAGGAGGTGCAGCAGTCGCTGGCCGATCTTCCTACCTGGCTACTGATCCTTGTGGCACTCGCGGGGTTAACGGGTGAGATGTGGCGCGCTGATGCGGCAGGGATGGCGGTGCCGGTGTTGTTGAAGCGGGTGCTGTTGCGCTTCGGTGCTTCGGCAGTGTTTGGGCTGGCGACGGTGATGCTCGTCACGGCGCTGGGATGCAGCTTGATGACTGCCGCTGCAATAGGCAGCGTTGTGGCTTGTCTCGGCGCCGATGTGGCCAGCGGGTTGTACGCCCGGTGGCTGGCTAAGCGGGCAGGGATCTGCGAGGCGCCGCCGAGCGGCGGCGGGCAGGCATGAAATCTCCGGGGACCCTGGGGTTATTCGGTGGGTACGGGGTCGGAAACCCGCGGGACTTTGTTAGCGGCCGGTTCACCAGCTTAGTGAACTGCGGTGAACTGGTGAACAGCCCGGGTGCATTGGGTGAACTGGACATTCCAACATGACCGTATTGAGCAAGTCAGAGTTTGCGGCACGGCGTGGATGGGCGAAATCCTACGTTTCCAAACTGGCCAAGCAATATCGGCTGGTGTTGACCGAGGATGGCAAGGTAGATCTTGAGGCCACCGAAGCACTGCTGGCTGAGTCGTCGGATCCCAGCAAGTCAGCCGTTGCGGCCCGCCATGAAGATGCTCGCGTAGAGCGAGACGTGCGCAGCCAACTTGTACCGGCCGCCGAAACACCTGCTGTTCAGCAGCCTGGCAAGGGGCTCGACTTTCAGAAGGCCCGAGCGCATCGCGAGTACTACCTGGCCCAATTGGCCGAAGCCGAATTCCATAAGGTCCAGGGCAATCTGGTCGAACGCACCGCGGTAACCCAGGCGGCCTACACCGCTGGACGAACGGTGCGCGACTTGATGTTTGGGTTGTCGCCGCAACTGGCGCCAGAGCTGGCCGCCATGAGCGACCCCTGGCAAATCGAGAAACACCTGACCGGCGCTTTTCGCCGCGTTTTTGAGGATGCGGGCCGGATGATTACCGCCGATCTTGAACAAGCCATGAACCAGAGCTGAGCCTATGCCCACCGGATATGCAAACGGTGCCGAGGTGTACCGCGAAGCGTATTGCCGTGGGCTACAGCCCGACCCTGAACTGTGGGTTGATGAATGGGCTGATGAGTACATGCGGATCCCGCGTGATACCGGCGCTGCCGAGCCCGGCCAATACCGCACGGCGCGGACACCTTACGCACGCGAACCCATGCGCTGCCTTTCACCTGGTCACCCGTGCAAGCGGGTGGTGACCATGGTCGCCTCGCAGCTTATGAAAACCCAGATTGCGCTGAACTGGATCGGCGCGCTGATCCATATGTCACCGTCGAACATCCTGACCCTGCTGCCCAGCCTGAGCCTGGCCAAGCGGGTGTCAGCGCGGATTGGCAAAACCATAAAGGCGACGCCTGTGCTGCGCGAGCGTGTTGCCTCGCCGCGCTCGCGGGATTCGCGCAACACCATGGACACCAAAGAATTTGAGGGCGGTTCGCTCTATGCGACCACGGCCGGCTCGGCGGCCAACTTGGCGGAACTGTCAGCACGCTTCGTCTACGGCGATGAAGTCGATCGTTGGAATGTGGACGTGGACGAAGAAGGTGACCCGATTGAACTTGCCGAAACGCGGGGCAGCACCTTCGGGCGCAATGCCAAGTTCTATTTCTCCAGCTCGCCAACCATCAAGGGCGCGTCACGGATTGCCGACCTGTTCGAGGTTAGCGACCAGCGCTATTACTACGTGCCGTGTCCAACCTGCGGGCACATGCAAACTTTGGAGTGGGAGCGGCTGCTGTATTCCCCGGACTTGCGCACAGTGCACTACCAGTGCGCCGGCCCCGACTGCGATGTCCTGATCGAAGAGCACCACAAGGGCGACATGCTCGCCCGGGGTGAGTGGCGATCCCAGGCCGAAGGTGACGGCGAAACGGTGGGATTCCATCTCAATGCGCTGTACGCACCGCTCGGCTGGCAGGATTGGACGTCGCTGGCCAAGCAATACGAGAAAGCCAGAAAGGCCCAAGATCGTGGTGACCTTGAACCCATGCAGGTGTTCTACAACACCCGCTTGGCCAAGGTCTGGGACAGCGCGCAGGAGCAAACCAAGGCTGATGTGCTGCAGGCTCGGGCGCTGCAAGAAGACTTTGTGCTCGGCACTCTGGCGGTGGGCGTTCTGGCACTTACTGCCTCGGTCGACGTCCAGGCCAACCGACTGGAAATGATGGTCACCGGTTGGGGTGTTGGCTTGGAACGCTGGGTGGTCGATCACCAGGTGATCATGGGCGACCCGTCGGACGAGCGTACCTGGTCGGCCTTGGACGAAAAACTCAAGGAGCGTTATTCACATCCCTGCGGCGTCGGTCTGGCAATCCTTGCCACGGCTATCGACTCCGGTGGTCACCACACCCATGAGGTTTATCAGTTCTGCCGTGTTCGTCGCTGGCGAAACATCTTTGCAGTGAAAGGTGCGAGCAAGTCCGGCAAGCCGGTGATCGCACAGCGTCCTTCGCTGGTTGATGTGACCTGGAAGGGCCAGACCGAGCGTAATGGTGCCGAGCTTTGGATCGTCGGTACCGACACGGCTAAAGACTGGATCTACAACCGCTATGCCTTCGAGACCGGACCGGGTGCACTGCACTTCGCCAAGGATCTGCCAGACGACTTTTTCGCCCAATGCGTCGCTGAACGTAAGGTTGCCCGCTATGTGAAGGGGTACAAGCGAATCGAATGGGTGAAGGGCAAGGCTGATCGAAACGAAGCACTCGATCTGATGGTGTATGGCCTGGCCATGGCGCATTACCTGGGCTTACACCGATACGGCGAGCATGATTGGGATCGGCTGCGTCAGGCGCTGGCCCAGGCCAGTCTGTTTGATGATGCGGTCCAGGCGAAGCCAGTGAAAGCCGAACGCTTTGAAAACGATAGCGCGGAGCAGCCGGTATTGCAGCATCCCCCGCCGGCTATTACGCCAGTAACCCCGCCCGTTTCCCGTTCCGCACCACCACCCATGCAACGCCGCAGCTCCAGCAGCGGCTATCTGAAGAGACGCTGATATGGCCTACACCCAGAAGCACCTCGACGCGGTCGAGCGGGCAATTGCGCGTGGCGAAAAAGTCGTGCGCTACACCGACCGCACAGTCGAGTACCGCTCAATCGATGAACTGTTGAAGGCCCGTGATGTGATCCGAACCAGTCTGACCGAAGCCGCGGGACCGCGCTCTCGAGTGGTCCGGCTATTCCACGGAGGTAAAGGCCTGTGAGTGGCCGATATCTCACTCTCGCGCGTTCGGGGCTGTTGGTCCCCGAGCGGATCAAGGCCAGCTACGAGGGGGCGGCCGATGGGAGGCGTTCTTCAAGCTGGGACGCGCCGGACACGGGTGCAAACAGCCTGATCATGCCCGCTTTGCGCAACCTGCGCTCGCGGTCGCGGGCAGCGGTTCGCAATGATCCGTACGCGGCCAACGCCATTGATCGCCGCGTCAGCAACCTGATCGGCACCGGCATCACCCCGCAACCTCGGCTAAAGGACAAGGCGCTGCGCACACTGCTGCAGGAGCTGTGGGAAGACTGGGTCGATGAATCGGACGCCGACCAACTGACCGACTTTTACGGTCAGCAGGCCCTGGTGGCGCGCACCGTCGAACAATCAGGCGAATGTTTCATTCGTCTGCGACCGCGTCGCCAGGAGGATGGCTTGGCGGTGCCGTTGCAGCTGCAATGCCTGGCGCCGGAGTTCGTTCCGCACGACAAGTTTGAGGTGACCAAGACCGGCAACATCATCCGCGCCGGTATCGAGTTCAACAACCTCGGTCAGCGGGTAGCGTACTGGTGTTACCGCTCTCACCCGAGCGATGTGGCCGCGCTCAGTGCGGGCTACAACATGCTGGTGCGGATCCCAGCCAGTCAGATGTTGCACATCTTCGAGCCCCTGGAGCCCGGCCAGCTTCGTGGTGTCCCACGGCTGGCCCCGGTGCTCAAGCGCTTGCGCAGCCTCGATAACTACGACGACGCGGTGCTCTTCCGGCAGGAGGTAGCGAACCTGTTTGCTGGCTTCATTCGCAAGCCCGCGGCGGATGGTCCGCCAATGCTCGACCCTGTCACAGGTGCGCCCATCAAGGTCGGCAACGATGGCTTTACGCCGATGGTGGCGCTGGAGCCGGGGACCATGCAGGAGCTGCTACCGGGTGAGGAGGTGGAGTTTTCCACGCCGCCTGACGGTGGCAACAACTACCCCGACTTCATGCGGCAGCAACTGATGGCCGCCGCTGCCGGTGCTGGACTGCCTTATGAGCTGATGACCGGCGACATGCGCGACGTCAACGACCGAGCGATTCGTGTGGTGCTCAACGAGTTTCGGCGACGCCTGGAACAACTGCAGTTCGCCGTGTACGTCCACCAGCTGTGCCGTCCGGTACGTGCTGCCTGGATGGACATGGCGGTGTTGGCCGGCGCGCTTGCGGTGGACGATTACGGTCAGCGTCGCCGCGAGTACCTGCGTACCCGCTGGGTGCCGCAAGGCTGGGCCTATATCCATCCGGTTCAGGACGTGCAGTCGAAAGTCATGGAAATCAACGCGGGATTGGGCTCGCGCAGCGAGATGTGCCTGCGCTCTGGTACCGACGCTGAGATCGTGGATGCCGAGAACGCTGCCGATGCAGCCCGTGCCCGTGACTTGGGCCTGAACTACAGCACCTTGTCGGCCATCGATGAGGATCCCGACGAGAAGGAGAAATCATGAAACCGTTGATGCCGTTTCGCATCTACAACAAAACCCCGGCCGTGCTACCGGTCGAGGATGAGCATTGGTACCGAATCAAGGCTGAGGTCCAGGCCGAACAGACTGTGATCGAGATTTACATCTACGGCGAGATCGGTGGCTGGGGCATCACGGCCAATCAGTTTATTCAGGACCTGAAGGCGCTCGATGACGGGGTGTCCCCGGTGGTAGCGGCCTTCAACACTAACGGCGGCGACTTGTTTGATGGCCTAGCCATTCACAATGCGCTCAAGCGCCTCGGTGAGCGATGCACGGCCCGAATCGATGCGTTGGCAGCCAGTGCTGGCAGTGTGGCTGCCTGCGGTGCGCACCGTGTCGTCATGGCCTCGAACTCGATGTTGATGATTCACAACCCTTGGACCTGGACGTCTGGCGATGCCGAGGATTTGCGCCGGGTGGCGGACGTGTTGGACCAAACCTTGGAGGCCATCATTGCGGCCTACAAGAGCAAGGCGCCGGACATCGACGACGCTGAGCTGCGACGCATGGTCAACGACGAAACCTGGCTGACCGCGCAGGAGGCGTTGGCGCTTGGCTTGGTCGATGAAATAGGGACGGGTGTCGAGGTCAAGGCCTGCCTGGGGCAGGGCGCTGCGATGAAGCGTTACAGAAATACGCCGCAAGCGTTGGTGGACCAGCTCAAGTCTGCTCAGACGGAACCACCTGAGGAAAACGAGGTGTCCGATCTGGATGATCCGTCCGAACCCATTGTGGCGGACTCGGCTAAGTTGGCCCTGATGATTACCCAGGCCTGCAGCAAGGCTGGCATCAACAACCTGATCGAGCCGCTGATTGCCTCAACTAAGTTGGCCGATGAAGCAACGGTGCAAAGAGCACTGACCCGCGCCAAGGCCGTGCGGGACTTGTGCGTCTCGGCACGCTTGCCGGAGCTGACTGCCGAATATGTAAAAGCTGGCCTGGACGCTGCGGCAGTGCGAGCCCGTTTGTTCGACAAACTGGTCGGCTCGGGCAAGGGCTTCGAAATCGATAACAGCCTGCCCCCCGCCGATGACGAGCCTGAGCAAATCAAGGCGCAGTTGCCTAATCCCAGCAACATCTGGTCTGCCCGCCGGCAGGCTACCCGTAAAGGAGCATGATCATGAGCAACATCCAGCGCGAGCCGGTTCACGCCGGGGAATTTCTGCTGTCTGAAGGGGCGGGAAAGATCTCTCGCGAATCGATCAACGTGGTGGCCGGCCCAGCGCTGATGGCCGGGCAGGTGCTTGGTTTGGTGACCGCCTCGGGCGAGTTCGCACCCTACAACCCAGAAGCTGAAGATGGTAGCGAGAACGCCGCGTGCATCCTTTTCGCCTCGCTCGGCGAATCCGAGGTGGCGCGTCGTGGGCGGGCAGTGGTACGTCTGGCTGAGGTCACTGAGGGATTGCTGACGGGTCTGGATTCGGACGCTGAGAAAGCCCTGGCCACGCACTTCATCATTGTTCGCTGAGTCGTCCCTAAATCCTTTCCGACCCCGCCCTGAGCGGGGTTTCTACTTTCTGGAGCACCCCCATGGCTGATATCGCCATTTTTGAAGACGATGCTTTCGGCGTTGCCGCGTTGACTGCTGCGATCAACGAGCAGGAGTTTGTCCCTGGTCGCTTGGCCAGCCTCGGTCTGTTTGAAGAGGAGGGCGTGACCACCCTGACCGTGCAAATCGAGAAGGACGGCGACAAGCTGGCCCTGGTCCCAGCGGGCGAACGCGGTACATCCGGGCTGGTGGTCGGTGCCAGCAAGCGCATTCTGTTGCCGTTCAACACTGTCCACTTGCCGGAGCGATTCACCATCAGGGCCGACGAGATCCAGGGCATTCGGGCCTTTGGTACCCAGACTGAGCTGCAGGCGGTACAGGACGTCGTTAACAAACGGCTGGACAAGGCCCGGCGGCAGCTGGATGCCACCCATGAGTTTCATCGTATGGGAGCGCTCAACGGTAAAGTGCTCGATGCGGATGGCAGCACGGTCTTGCTGGACATCTATGATCGCTTCGGTGTTCAGCGTCAGACCCTATCGATGGGGTTGAACGACCCTGAAACCAACGTGCAGGTGCAGTGCGTCGAGGCCCTGGACATGCAGGAAGACGCGTTGGGCAACGTCACTACGACGTCTTCGCGCGCATTTTGCGGCAAGACGTTCTGGAAGAAGTTGATCGCCCATTCCTCGGTGGTCGACACCTACAAAGGCAGTCAGCAAGCCGCGGCCCTGCGTGGTGATGCTCGCGAGGCCTTCGAATTCGGTGGCATCACCTGGGAGCGCTATCGTGGCAAGGTTGCCGGCATCGCCTTTATCGCTGATGACGAAGCGCGTCTGGTGCCGGAAGGCGTTCCTGAAATGTTCCTGTCGGCTTACGCGCCGGCCGATTACATGGAAACAGTGAACACCCAAGGTCTGCCGTATTACAGCAAGCTTGAACCGCTGCCGTTCGGTAAAGGTGTGGCGGGTGAAGCACAGTCCAACCCGCTGCACATCTGCACGCGTCCGCGTGCTGTTATCCAGTTGAAGCTCTGATCATGAGCTTTCGCGAACTCCTCGAGGATCTCGACGATACGGTGTTCGACGTGCTCGGCGATCCCCTGCTGATCGAGGGACGTGAAGTCCTGGGCATGTTCTCAGCCCCCTGGCTGCAGCCCAAGCTTGGCCGAATCAATACTGGGCTGCGCGAACCGCACCTGGTTCTTCGGGTGAGCGATGCCGAGGGTGTCCGCGAGCGGCAGCAAGTTGTGGTCGATCTGCCTGAGCAGGATGGCGGGGGGAACTACACCATCGTCAGACCGGAACCCGGTGGTGACGGTCTGGTGACCTTGATACTGAGGAAGACGCCATGAGTGTTGGCAGCTACGTTAAGCAATCAGCCAGCAATGGCATGATCACTTTGCAGGCCGATCGGTCTGACCTGAAGGCCTTCACCGATTTCGCGGCATTGGTACCCAAGGCATTAGCAGCGGCGCAACGTCGAGCCATCAACAAGACCTTGCGCTGGCTGCGTACCCAGATTGCCCGTGCGGTGAGTCGGCAGGAACGCATCGCTGTCAGCGCGGTGCGGCAGCGTTTACGTGCGTATCCGGCCAGCAGTAATGGCCAGGGCAAGCTGTGGTTCGGCATCAACCCGATCGAAGCCAGTCGTGCAGGCCGACCACGGCAGACCCGGGCGGGTGTGTCGGTGGCGGGACGACGCTATCAAGGGGCGTTCTTCAAGAAGGTCTACGGTGGTCAGCCCGATATCTGGATTCGCACAGCCAGCCAGCACTTCGATGCAAGCCATTACCCGGAAAGCGACGTATCCGGTGGCGGCGGTCGCCGCTCCGGTTGGATTTCGGAAAACGACAGTCGCTTCCCGCTGGCCAAGGCGAAGATTTCTCTGGAGGACGTTCGTCCGCACTTCGAAACATGGACCAATCGTGCTCATCAACGGTTGCTGGTGGTGTTGGAGCAAGAGTTGAACTTTGAACTGCATAAGTATTTGCGGAGAACAGGCAATGGTTGATGACCCAATTCCTCTCGGTCAGGTTTATGCCGCGATTGAACAGCACATTAGGGACGCTATCCCTGGACTGGCCTATGTCGGGACCATGCCGGATGGCATCGAGATTGTGCCGCCTCCGGCGGTCGTGCTTGAGCTGGCCGGATTCGAAAATGCAGACAAGGATCCAGGCACCGGCGAAACCGCCGTTGAGGCTCGCTTCGAAGCTCGGGTGATCGTTGCCGCAGAGGAAGAAAACTGCCTGCATGTGGCGGCTTTTGTCGCGGCTCAATTGGCAGTGCTGCTTCGTATGCAGTCGTGGGGTTTGGCTGTTGAATTTGCCGAGTTCGTACGAGCAGAGCGCGACTGGAGTCGCCCCGAGTTGGATAGTTTCGCGGTCTGGGTGGTGGAGTGGACCCAGGGCATTTATCTCGGTGAGGAGCAGTGGCCATGGTCTGAAGGCTCCGGCCAACTGGTGGTCGCTTTCGATCCGGACACTGGACCGGGTAACGAGCACTATTACCAGATGCCGGAGCACATGGCATGAGCTATGCGACCGCCGAGCATGACCGCATGCTGGCCGGTCTGGTGATCCCCTGTCGCGTTGTTGCGGTGGATTTGGCGGCCGCCAGGGTGCGGGTATCTGACGGCGGCAGTTGGACCAGCGCCTGGTTGCGCTGGCATGCCCAGGCCGCCGGCAAGGTCCGCCACTGGCGTGCGCCGAGCCTGGGCGAGCAGGGCGTGTTAATCAGCCCTAGCGGTGATCCCGCGCAGGGCACGTTTATTCCTGGCTTGTATGGCGATGCCGGCGCTCCGCCGGACAATCGCGATCATGTCGAGGTGTGGCGTTTCGATGATGGCGGCTCGCTGGTCTACGACTGGGCGGCCAAGACCTACACCATCACGCTCCCCAGTGGCACGGTGGCGATCAAGGTCGGCGGTACCGAAGTGGTGGCGACTGACAGCGCGATCACCGCCAAGACGACCACCGCCACGGTCGAGGCGTCGAATATCACCTTGAAAGGAGCGGTGTTGATTGACGGCCCGTTACGCGTAACGGGCGATATCCACGGCGGTGCCTCGATCATTGATACGACGGGCAACACGCCTAACCACAAGCACTGACAGCCCGCCTCGGCGGGCTTTGTCTTTTCTGGAGAACCCCCATGAATACCAACAAACCCGCTGCGCCTGGTGCACCGGCG